ACGGCCTGTATGCCCTGCACCTCACCCTCCGAACTGAGCGCCGGAAAGATAATAGCTGGCCCGTCGTACACGTTAGGACTAAAGCGTGCTACATTCGTTGCTGTAGACGCTCTGAGGCCCCGTGAGTTAAGGTAAAGCAACGCCGGACGTATTGCGTCCTTATTATCACGACTGATAGGTACGGCCCTGTCCCACGCTTCCTTAGCCTTTTTAATTTTGTCTTTACGTGTTTCCTGATCCCGTACCAGCATTTCCTTACCAGCCAGCCGACTGATTAACCTGTCAAACTCTGACACTGTGTAAGGCATTGCGTCTGAGTTTTCTAAAATTTTTGGATTTTCGCCGCCACGTTTAAAACCTGATCCGATTGTGGCTTTTATTTCTGGCTCAGTTAGCCCGACTGACTTTGCAGCCGTGTGCAGCTCCATAATCGCTAGGTCAATATTAGACGGCGCTAGGTGCGCGTGCCTGCCCAGCAAGTATGCAGCTTTGTTTAATGTTTCATTACGGCCACCTTTTAACGTCATTATAACGTCGCCGACAGCACTCTCTTTTACTTTTTCGAAATAAGCTTCTGACATTTTTATCTCCCAAAATTACGTGCGCCCTGCCACATCCGCAACGGCAGGGCGCGTCTTCTTAGAACCCGAAGTCTTTACCTTGACCACTGTCCCCTGCCGGTTGTGCACTGGGAGGTTGCGTGGCGGCAGGCGTTGCCTCATAAGTAGTCGCAGCTTGTGCAACGGGTTGCTCATTGCCAGTGGGTGGATCAATCCACTGTGCAATGTTGAAGCCCACATCATAAGAAGTTCCCTTACCTATCACAACTGGCGTGCTAGTTGTAACTTGCACCACCGGTATTTTTGTTGCGAAATTTGGATCATTCTCGATCTGGTTATACAACTTAGCTATAAACGCTCCAGCGCCGTAGCTATTGTTGCTAAATTGTGCTTCACGTCCGTTAGCCCAACAGTTTACCTCGAACCCCTTTTTATGTGGGCTCCCCTCAGGCTTAACTAACGGCTGTGCAGGCGACGGCCACGCTAAAAATTCGCGTACACCGACGTCAATGTGAAGCCAGCCAAAGACGACGTTTTTAACGTCAATGGCTATCCCCTTAGTCATATCAATATCCTCAATATCACCTGTCGGGGTTTTTAACGTCCACTTATTCTGTGGCAAGTTAACCCTGACATACGACATATCAGAAGCTTGTGTTTCATCTTGAAAAGAAATTGGCATAATGTGTCTCCTTGACTACGTTTGCTCATTAGTGAATTTAAAAGTGTACGGCGGTATTTGGATTGTTTGCAACTCTCCATAATCATACCCCCACACACCGCTCTTTTGCGCTGAAACAAATTTATCCAGCGCATAGTCAACGGCTGCCCTGCCCTCTTGCAGTGACCGCTCGTCGAGCTCGTAGACGCCCACAGTGTAAGGCGCGTCTTTTCCTACAGCGATAAATACAAACCGGTCTACCTCGTGACCTTCTAGTGCCATACACATACGGTAGAACTGGTCTTGTATATGATAGCCTAACTTGCCAGCCTGCGACGCAAAGCCGGCAGGCGACGGATCTATCGTTGTCTTTAAATCTATTATGGCGGCAATATCTTTCCGCCATGCGTCCGGCCTACATCGTAGGTCAGCATTCCTGACGTTATCTTTTACAAACACGCTGGGCTCTATGACAATGTCGCCGGTAAGAAGTTTAGCAGCTTCCTCGTTTGCCCACACAGACTTAGCCATGTCGTGTGCAATTTTGTATTCTGCTTCTGTCAGTAGGACTGCGCCGGCAGCGTCTGCCTCATCTTTACGCTCAGTCCACGCCTTGCCTCGTCTAGTCTCAGGTCCACACCATACCTTGTTAGATAGGTGCGGCTCTAGACATAACGTATGCGTAGCTGTGCCAAGATCAAAAGCTGCCGAGCTTTTATATTCGCCATACTTGTAATGCGCTAATGACTTCTGCGCTATAATTTTTGCACCTGACGCGCTTAACGCTGGCGATAGGTGATACTCCTCATTGTCGAGGTTAAGTTTTATACTCATGTTGTTTTCTCCCATAATGTGCAATGAGTAGAGCTTCAGCTCTGTGTTCATCTTTTTTTCTTTTTAAGTCTGACGTTACGTCAGGATACCACTGCTGTGCTAGACGTCTACTTGCGTCTTTATCTTTTGCCAAGCCTAATGCTCGTTTCCAAGTGTTGGCACTTATTATTGTGTAAGGCGATCTAGATAGTGCACACGTGCTTGTTATCTGTCCGAATGCAAAACCGATTTTAAATGTAGATACGACGCCCTGCTTAGGCATAGCGTGCTGACGCTCTACGTAAATGTGATCGACTTTGTTTCCGCTGGTAATTAGGTCCATTAATGCAGCTACGTCCACGCCGCCCTCGTCGTACACGGGTAAGTCGTGGACCTCAGCCCAGTTGTCACTGGGTGATATCAGGGCAACGCCGCCCGTCCTGTAGCCGCAATCAATGCCAATAATCATACTGTAAGCTCTTGCCCTTAGCCTTTGCATCTTTAACAACTAACATTTTGACGTACTCATTTTCTGACACGCCAACTCTAGCTGCTTCCTCTTTGATGTGATCAACAAGCTCTTCCTCCATGCGAGGGCCAATCTGCTTTTTCTTGCGCTTGTTCCACTTGCCGCCATCTTTAGTAAGTTGTACTTGCATATTTATCTCCGTATTTGTCAGCAACTTGTTAACACCTAGTTATTAGTTTCACAACCCTTGCAAGGCTGGGGACCTAAAGTCCCCAGTTATCTGCACATATTGGGCCGATACCTCTAGCAATACTCTCAGGATCTGTAAGAGTGCGCCCACAGCATGAGCATATACCTGTCTCACGTCCGTAAGCTACCGCTGTAGCTGTAGGGTCAGAAGCAAGCCCTTGTAGTGCCTCAGTGACGCTGTCAGGGGCTGTACGCATCTTATAGAACTGACCATTAAGTACCTTCCCGTAATACTCACTCTCAAAGCTAGATCCAGCTTTCACATATATCGCACCAGCATTTTTGCTGTGAGCTTTGGCTTGTGACAAAACCATGCCAGCTAATCGAAGCTTTGGTGATTTGATACCTGACTTGTTAGCTGTTTCGAAAAGCTCTTTAACGCGAGACAGATCTACCTCTGGCTTAGGTTCATTGTCGCGTGCAGCCTCACGCTTAGCCTGCTCAGTTACAATTTTATGAGCCAATGCAATTTGCTTATCAGTTAATGAGCCATAATCATTAATGCTTGATAGAAGTGAGCGTGCAATGTTGTGCCACTGCATACGTGTAAGAGCTTCGACTAACTCCTGATTGCTATCAGTAAACGCCTCACGTTCAGCTTGCTTTTTAGCAGCCTTACGCTTTGCAGCTTGCTGACGCTTCTTTAATCGGTCTGCGTAGCTGCTATAGAAAAAGCCTTTACCGCCACAAGAAAAACATTTTTTCTCACCGTTACGATTAGTGCCACCTCTCCAGTTACCAGTGCCATTACACTGATGACATGAAAATTTTTCACGAGTGTCCTCTTCAGGTGTAGGCTCATCGTTTAAAGTTTTCATGAAATCTTTATCTTCTAAATCTGACCAATCTATTGACATTTTTTATCTCCTTTAAAGTGGGGGCCTTAGCCCCCGTTTCTATTTTCCTTAATAAATTTTTTTGCCTCTTCGACGGTTTCAAAATTGTAAACCCATCCAAACATCGCTACCTCAAAACCCTTACCTACTTCGCGCTCATCGTAAATTTCGTATCCGTAGTATGTCATTTTTTATCTCCTTAAAACTCTATACTGTTAACATAATGCTAACACATACAAATATCAACACCTAAAAAGCATTTATTTTAATTATTTTCAAAATATGTTAAAAAGATAAAAAATGGAGTTTATCTATGGAAAATATGCGTCTGCCTATAGCATTAGTGGGTGTATTAGCTATGCAGCTCGCCGGAGGCGTGTGGTGGGTGAGCCAACAGGCTGCGACTATAGAAACACTCACAGAAGATATTGAGGTACTCACGGCGGCTAACGACGCCTCTGAGAAGACTAATCTAATTCGTGATGTAGAACAAAACAGTGAAAACATTGAAGAAATGATAGATGTACTTGTTGAATGGCAAGAAGAATTTGAAGAGGCCGACAAAGAATTATGGGATGAGGTAGACAATATGGTTAACTACTTCACTCAATTAGTTCAGTTACAAGCAAGAGTTAAAACGCTTGAGAATACATTGGAATACTTAACTAGAACTCCTAACTTTTCAGATGGTAGATGATAGAACCGGCATCAGCTATAGCATTGGCCACGGCTGCTTTTTCTGGCATCAAGCGTGCCGTAAGCGCCGGCAAGGAAATTAGCGAGTTAGGCAAAGACCTATCGTCGTTTGGTAAAGCTATTTCTGACTTAGATTATTTAGGCAACAAGGCTAAAGATCCACCGCTGTGGAAAAAGGTGAGCCCTAATTTTGATACCTCAGCCGTAGAGATTTGGGCGGCACAAGAGAAAGCTAGATCCATGCGCTCCGAGCTCAAGGATTATATCAGTCTATATTACGGGCCCTCGGCTTGGGAAAGTATTGTCGCCATTGAGGCAGAGCAAAGAAAGATGCAGAAAGAAGCTGTATACAAGCGCCAAGAAAAGATCGACAACTTGATAAACTGGGCTGTAGGTATAGCCATTGTTATCGTCGGGTTTGTATTGTTTGGCGGTATCATATATATGATAGGCAAGGCTAAAGGTCAGTGGTGATGGTATACGTTTTAATCTTTTTACATTTTGTAAACACAGATAATCTTAGGCATTACCAAATAGGATCCTACGGCGATCTAGAAAGCTGTGAGATTGAAAAAGAAAAAGCTGAGATTATGGTGACGCATTCAAGTATGGCCCTGACGTGCCTCCCCGTAAATCCACAACAATAGAGGAGCGTAATGGCAAGTTTGCAGCTTACGATAAAAACGGTAAACTGCTCATACTGAGCCACAGCTCAAAAGTAGTAAAAGGGTATGTAGATGGACAAGGAAGAAAGAGAAGCTTGGGACCTAAACGGAAACGGGGTCATAGATCCTGACGAGCGTGAATTACTCTTAGATAACAAAAAAAGAGAAATTGAAGACATGGACCACAAGCGCAATGCCCAGCTTAAAATGACGTGGGTAGCTATCAGTGGCCTCATTTTCTATCCGCTTGGCATCGTTGCGGCGTCTATAGCTGGCTATGACACAGCCGCTGAGCTAATAGCTGACATTGCAAATATATATATTGTCAGTGTGTCGGCTCTAGTCGGCGCGTACTTTGGTTTCACAAACATGGGAAATAAAAAATGATAGGTATACTTTCAAGCGTAGCAAATTTGGCTACTACATTTATTGATAGCAAGGCTAAGGTAAAAGCAGCCGAGGCTGAGACTAAGATGAAACTTGCAACTGGTGAGATCAACTGGGAGCAAGCAGCCATTAACGCATCTAAGGATTCTCTTAAAGATGAACTTTGGACGGGTGTTTTCGTCCTGATTTTGGCTGCCAATTTCGTCCCTTCACTTCAACCATTTATGGCTCAAGGCTTCGAGAATTTGCAGAAATGCCCCGACTGGATCATGTGGGGAATGTATGCCTCAATCGCAAGTTCATTCGGTTTTAGAGCAATGAGAGGATTTAACAGATGAGTTTTAAATTAAGCAGACGTAGCCTAGACAGGTTAGAAGGTATTGACGAGGGATTACAAGAAGTTGTGAAAATGGCTATCACGCTCTCTAAAACCGATTTCGGAGTGATCCAAGGTTTAAGAACCAAAAAACAACAAGAAGAATTGGTAGCCAAAGGTGCATCTCAAACGATGCGATCAAAACACCTTGAAGGCAAAGCTTTCGACATTATGGCGTATGTAAACGGACGGGCAAGTTGGGAGCTGCAATTATATGACGATTTAGCTGATGCAATTAAAGAAGCTGCTACTGTAATCGGCGTTCCAATCTGTTGGGGGGCCGCATGGGGTACACCAGAAATGCCATACCCAATGGATATTCGTAAGTGGGAAGGCACAATGGAAGAGGCTATGAACGCTTACATAGACCTTCGAAGGTCACAAGGTAGGCGGCCTTTCATAGATGGCCCTCACTTCGAGCTTATAGACTAAGTATCTGCCTCAGGCCGTATCTTTGGCCTAGGTATAGGCTTACTAATTTTATCTGATTTTTTGCAAAGCATCGCCTCTGCATTTAATCGTATGTAAAGTGGCCCATTGTCTATCATTGCCTCTAAACATTTCTTTTCGCTTTCGTACCAAATCACGCTGTAAACATTTGTGCTTGCAACAGTGTAATAAATAAAAAGTCCAGTAATAAATTCCATTGTTTCAACCCATCTTTCTGTTAGATAGAAGTTCGCGGCAGCGCCGTTGTAATACTCTGGGTGTATTGTAACACATAAAGCGCTGCCGCACGAATTACCTAGGTAACCCGTATCTGTTTTTCACTTGTAGCACTGCCTGCCTCGAACAACCTAGCACCTGACCACACTCCTTAGGAGATAAGCCCTTTTTTAAAAGTAGATTAACTTTTTCGGCTTTTTCAGAAAGCTCTAATTTTATTTCTCGATCCTCTACTTTTTCTTCTTCTAAATTTATATCGCTAATAACTTTGTTTGGCTGGTATGAATTACGCTTTTCTCTTTTATCTTTGCGTTCTTTTTTACGTAATTCTTCCCAAGCCCTGCGATAAGCATATTCAAATTGCTCAGTTGTTAACTTATTTGCCATCTAGTTTTCTCCTAAGCATTGCCACTAATGTAAGCATTTCACTGCTATGGTGTACGTTAGGACTGCCGGTGCGCTTCTGATCATCTTTAACAATCTCTATTTTACGCTCTAGCCTTTTAAGAATTATTTCTATTTCTTCATTCATATCTCTCTCCTGATTTGTTCATAGCGTTAACTTAGTGTTAGCTTAAAATAAACACAAGAAAAAAATGCCCCACTGTTTAGGTGGGGCAGTTCGGCAGTGTCGTAGAGACAGGGAGAGAGCTCTACTGTATGCAAGATATTGTAGTTACATTTGCATTTAAACACAATACGTCGTAAACTTGCGGTATTTTAGTAAAGGGGATCTTTTATGAACCAAGATCAAATAGATGAAATTTTAGACGCTATGAAGCGTCCACATAGAATACAAAATAAATTTGCACTTCACCAAAAGTGTGCAGATGCGGCTGCATTGATAGAAAGTTTAATGGCTGGCGCAGAAGAGAAAGCGCCAAAGAAGTCTACAGGCTCAAAAAAAAAGCGAGCTCGTGACGAAAACGGGAGGCTCAAAGCTGATGACCCGTCTACTCCGGAAGTAAATGAGGCTTGGGAGTAATTATCTAAAAGCGCCGAGCCCAAATTGATTTAACAACATTTGGGTTCTGGCATCTCTATCTTTATTTTCTGGGTTTAAACCCATCGAAGTAGCAAGTTTTTGTGTTCCAGACGTTGCAGCTCTAGATCCTTGTCGCGCTCTTTCAATAGCTGGTACAAGCGCTTCCATTAATTCTGCTTGCTTTCTTAATTGCTCAGGAGCCATGCGCTGCGTAAGTATAGGCGCAATTTCAGAAGATACTTCTTGTATTCTTGTAGCTTGATTAGGCCCAGAGACACTATCTAACAAGCTAGATGCGGCAGTTGATGCGACGCCTTGCTGACCAACAGTTTCACTTAAATTTTGACCTACTATTTGTTTCATTCTTTCCATTACTAAGCCACGAATAGCTGTTTTGGAATTAGCATTAACCATTGCAGCTTGCATAAGTGCAGATGATGTATTGTTAATTTGTTCAGATAAAGTTTCCATAGCTCTATCGCCCAAAACCATAGCCATTTTTTCTTTTACAGCTCTAGTATTTAAAGATTTTAAAATTGCTAGATTTTCTATAACGATTGCTTCGTTATCACCTCTTGGGTTTACTCTAGCATTTGCAGCTATTTCATCTATTCTATTTCTTAATGCCTGTCTAAGTTGTTTCAATCCAACTTCATCAACTGTCTCAAGAGCGATTGTAACGTCTTCTCTAGTTATTCTAGGACTTAATATGTCGTTACCTAGCTGAGCTGCTAGTTTTTGATCTATAGCGTCCTTACCAGCGGCTCTAGCTGCTTTATAAGATGGGTTTATTTCATCTAATGAATTTCTTAACAGTCTAGCTAAGTTAAATTTAGATTGTGATGCCGCATCTTCTCCAGCTCTACGTAATGCCTCACCCCTGCTATAAAGTTGTCTGGTAATATAATCTATTGTTGCCACTGATGGATTATCAAAATCTATAGCTTCTCCAGCTTCTCTAAGTAAAGTTTTAGCACCGCTTAAATCTGTTGGGTCAACTCTACCAAGTAGGTCTATAACAGCCTGACCGCCTTCGTCAGCGCTGTTAATAGAGAAATCGTATGCATCTCCGTAAAGCTCTCTTCTAGCTTTTGCAGTGTCTGACATTATTTCAGCTTTTTGAGTTTTTATACCTCTACTTATTGGCCCTAGTAACTGAGTTAAAACATCATCTAAATCATTTGCAGCTACTATAGATGTATCTGTAATATTTTCTTTTGCTATTCTAGCTCCTGAACTTGGAGAGTTTACAACAACATCTAGCAATGCTGAAGTATTAGGACCTAGTGTTGATATAGAGCCATAGGGCCCAGATGTTTGAGCACTTTCTACAGCGTCGGCCGCATCCATTGCTAGAAAATCTTCTACAACTTTTCCGGCGTCTTTTTTAAATCCAATTTTTTCTACAATATCAGAGATTGGCTGTTGCAAGTATTTATTAAATAAAAATCCAACTCCTTTTGAAACTGGAACGCCAGCCCCTCCAAATAAAGTTCCTGAACTAGTACCAGCTTTTACTCCGGCGACATAATCACTAAAATCTCCTGTATTTACTAACTCAGGCAATCCTGAAACTGCGCTTTCAGCGCCGCCTAATATACCTCCGTAAGTAGCGCCTTGACCTATTTGCCCTAGTAAACTGCTAGATGATAAGGCAGGAACAAAAGGAGCTGCGCCTACAATACTTGTACCAAGCCTTGAAGCTGTTGAAGTTATAGGAGCTTCTTGCGTTCTTCTATCTACGGCAGTTTGTATAGTGTCTAAAGCTGTTTCGTATGGAACACCTGTATTATAACTTCTTGCTAATGCTCCACCTCTGTCAACATAACTTCTTAAAAATGGAAAAAACTCAAACGCAGATGTAGCTCTAGTTGGTATTTCGCCAGCTATCTCCTGAGCTGTTTCACCTTTAACTATATCTCCAGCTCTTTTAGATCCTTCTTTAGAGTTCATAATCTCTGTAATTTGAGATAAATTAGTTGTCGTATATCCACTAGGATCAACAAAAGTAAGTTGGCCACTATCTTCATTACTAGCTACGTAGCTACCATCGTCATACTGCTCGACAAGTTTAAAACCTTCAGGAACCTGAACTTCCGGTGTTTCTTGCTGTGTCCAAGACGGCCCAGAACCTGAACCGCCATCTGTTGTCCAAGAGGGCCCACTCATCTTACTTTCTCCCAAGAACTTCCTTTACCTTTATCTCCCCCTAAATATTTATAATATACTATTTTACCTGTTGCTTGATCATAATCTCTTATAACATCACCAACTTCTGCATCTTCAAATTTTATATAAAATTTTTCTGGATTAAGAAGTTTAGAAACTTTATCTTCTCCTCCTAAAGCGTCAACTAGTTCTTGCCTGTTATTAGTTGTTGAAAATGCTTTTTGTATTATTTCTAAATATCTTCGTCTTATTAAATTAAGATCAGATAAAACTTTTTCTTTACTTTGATTTAAATCTAATCTTTTAATATCTGCTTCCAAAAGAGTAAGCTCTTTTTCTGACACTGAGCCTAATGTAGCGCCAGTAGCTTTAAGTCTTTTTAAGGCGTCTAATGCCATATTAGATCTAATTGTGTCTACGTCTATTCTAGCTTCACCAGCTTTAGTAAAAGGTAAAACTCCTGTTACCATTCCCCAAAAACCGGTTACACTATCATTTTGTTGAACAGTATTAAATAAATCATCTATAGTTTCTATACCTTGAACAGTACTTGTAACTGTATCTTTCTCTTGAGTTTCTAAAGCTTGCAGTCTGTTAGCTTCAGTTATCATCATTGTTGCAGTTTGAACTAAGCCAGCTCCAGCATCCCCCATAAATGGAGCCTGCATCATTAACTGTTGAGCTGCTTTCCTATAATCTTCAGCCGTTGTTAGACCAGCAAGCATACTGCCTGCCCCACCTAACATTTGCTGCATCATTGTATTTCTAGCCGCCGCTGCCGTGGCTTTTCTATTTTGGTCAGCTAACTTTTCAAAAGTTCCCATTAAGCTAGTTACTGCCGTGCCTTCTTTACCCTGCAATGCTCTACCGGCATCTCTAAGGCCAGCAAATGCAAGCATACGTTTTTGTTCTTTAGATAGAGTTTGTTGTGCCGGCGTCTGGCTTTTTTGAAATTGACTTAAAATTTTTTGCATAGCTGTAGCATCAAAAGTGTTTTGAGGTACGTCTGTAACTTCAGGTCTAGGCGTTACATTTTCAACTACAAGTTCACTAGAATTGCTGCCTCCACCATTGCCGGCTGACGTAGGTAAGGGTGGAACTATATTTAAAATTGCTAACTCTTCAGCCGTAGCTTCAGCTCCAACAGGAATGCCATTAACATTTCTTCCAGATTCTTCAAGAATATCTATGTCTTCTTGAGTTAGTAGATAAGCTGACATTAGTTAACCTCCTTAAATTTTATATTAAGAAGATCATAATGAACCGCTTTAAATCCTAAATCAGTGTCCACCACAGCTTCTGGATAAACACGTTCAACTTCATGAGCCATTACACCACGAAAACGACGTTCTTTATCACCAATGTAATTAAATTCATAAAGATTTAAATTTGTTGTAGGGTCCACGCCTACTTCTATTACATTTTCTTTTAAACGAATGTCAGAAAAGATCGCTGGAAATCCGCCGCCAGATCCAACTGCTCCACCAGCTTCTAATAATTTACCAATTGTACCCATAGGATCTTTTTCTGTTGTAGTCCCATATCCGGTTGGTATAGCTCCGGCAGCTCCTGTAAGAACTCCAAATTTTCTTAGTGGGTCTGCATAACCTCTTAAAAATTCTTGGTACTGAGCGTCTAGATCTGCTTGCTCTATTCCTCTCTCAATACCTCCAGCCGCAAGTTGTCTGCCAAGTATATCCGTCTGAGCTCCTAGACCTGATATGCCAGCGGCAAGCATAGACTTGGCAGCGTTCATTCTTGACATATCTTCAGCGTTTGCTCGTTGCACAGCCCCTAAGTAACCTTGTGATTGTAAATTACCGATAGTTTGCCCCATGTTAGCTTCAAAAGCGCCTTGACGTTCACCTTCATATAAATCGCGTCTAGCTCCACCAAAAGCTTTACGTTTAATCATGTCAGCGTCTTCACCTACACGAGCTTGAGCCCTTTCTCTAAGCATACGATTTATAGTTGGGTCTACGACATTATCTGTAAATTGATTTGTATATTCTTGTATGTCAGCGGCTCTCTGTGCCGGCGTTCTGTTAGCCATATCACCAAATATATCAGATGCTTGCTGTATCTCAGAAGGAAGCGTTAGGGCTCCGTAACCGCCCATTGCTTGCCTTTCTAGCCCAGATAACCCTGCAACTCTGTCACCGGAATAACTCTCAAACTCAGTATTTTTTATTTTATCTGCAAAAGGAATAATTGTATTTACAAGTAAATCCTCTTGAAATTGAGGCATTTCCTTTGTTGTTGATTTTTTGCCCACGACTAAATCTCCATCTCATAGTGTCTGTAGGTTTCCTTAAAGCCCACACTTTCTGCAAATTTTGAGAAGCCGATACGTCCGTCAGCTTCAATACCAGATAAGTTAGCTTCTTTTGCTAATTCTTTTAGCACATTTAAAGCTGCCCTCATCCAAACATTCATTTCTACTCCACCCATAAACTCTATAAAAAGTGTGTGTCTTTGAGGGTGCTTTACGACGCTGGTTGTAAATGCCGCCGCTAACGTGTCCTCGATGTATACAGCCCACATAAGAGACTGATTGCTTAGTATGTCGCCTACAACATCATCTAATGATGCGTTACGATTATTGTTATCTATAGCCGGCTTCAGGATATTTATAACCTTAGGCAAAATATCATTAATATTTTCGACTACAGGCTCAACCCTAATCTTTGGCTTTGATACAAATTCTACAACATTATCAATCATTCGTCGAGCCTACCACGTAGCTAATGCTACTCTTTTCCAAATTGCAGTCGATCCATCGTGATCGGCAGTGCAAATATATATGTAATTAGTGTCCCAAGTTATCATTCCAGTTACATCTCCAGCCGACCCTATATTAGCGCTGGGCACAGCTTGTTTAGTTGCTAACTGTCTAAACGCATTGTCGCTGGATACAACAGCATACTTTTTAGTCTTATCCCAAAGCACAACCCCGTCTTCTGACGGGTTATCCTCAGGAGTTTTAAAATACAACTTACCTAAATTTCTTTGCAGATAAGTATTTATCTGCCTACCCCATTGCGTAATATCTGGGCCAATAATAGGAAGAATAGGAACCGGCACTATCTGTTACCTCCGGCTACTGTTTGTAATCTCATAACGCCTACACGCCAATTAGCTGGTCTTACACCTTGCACTTTCATGCGTAACTGTCTGCCACTAAACCTAGCGTCTGTAGGGTTGGCTGGCGTAAAGGGCCCGTGTGATGTTTCTGTGTCGTTAGGGTGAAATCGTGTTTTAAAAGTCATATTTACGTCACCCTGCGTAACTTCGTCAGGAATAACAGAGGTTACCTTAGCTATCTGGTCACCATTACCAATGCTAATAGGACCTGTCTCTGCAAAGATTGCACCGTTATCTACGTTAAAACCAACTTCATGCTCTTTTATATTAGCGTGTGTCGTATCCCAATCAGCCATCATAGGATATCTAAACACGCCACGTTGAACGCCAGACGTTCTTGATAGCTCGCCAATCATCCAGTGATTTTCATTGTAATCGTAAGCCACATAACGATCTATTTCTATGCTGTTAGCTGATGGATAAAACCACCAGACTTCGCCATACTGAGGTATGCCCATCGCCCATATCTTAGTTTGCTGAGAAGTATTAATATCACCAAAAATATAATCGTGAACATCGCATTTAATAGGCTGTACTGTGTTGCCGTTAAACAAAAAGAAATTTTCTTGGCCAATAAAGAACACGCCTTTATCTGTATCTACAGCTCCACGGCTGGTTACAGTTCCGCAAGATGTGCCAACCCTAGTAAACCGATAAATTTCGGGCGGCCCTGAATATACCGCTGTGAAGGCATCTACGTCAGTAAGTATTAAAATTTGTCCTCTAGTTCTTATGCCGGCCATGATCTGGCCAGAAGTTTGTAACTCTGTATCCCCAGCTTGGTTAGTGCTTGCCGGAGCCCACAGATTTCTATCTTCAAACGAGCACCATTGTACTTTACGACTATTGCCTCCAGCTCCTAGCGCAAAGATAAAACGCTCTTCAGTGACAACTAACCCAAGATTATTAATAGGTGCGTTTGTTATTGGTGTAGCTACCACAGCTAATTTAAGAGATGTTTCTGTGACATTAACATTTTGCTCTGCATTTGTAGCAGGATAAATTTGTATTGTGACGCCAGTATCATCTGTGTCAAATCTAAAAAAGCTATTACCAATGGGTAATGTCTTATCAAGTAAAACTGTCGTTGTTGTCGTGCCGATAATCTTAACTTTTAATGACGGTATTGTAGTTGCATCATTATCTGCATCAGGGTCAGTGACATTTATAGTAAAGTGATATTTTTTACCGCTTGTTAGGCCTGTTATAGCTTGCTCAAGGTTTGCAGCCGTTGTGCCTGTCCACTCTGCTTGCCCAGAGTTAATAGCCCAACCAGTGCCTAGCGTCCAATCTGTGCCTGTGGTAAAGCTGTTGTTCGTTATTAGCTCTGAGCCGCTAACAATATTTAAATCCCACTCGACAAGTCTACCGTCATCATAATGGCAACCAACCATTAATTCGCCAAAATTGTCTAAAGTCCAGAATGTAGCAGGATCTGGAATTGCGTTAGAAAGTTGCTGTCTTGGCGTACCCCAAAAACCAACACCGTAAGCACCTTTACCATAGCCTGCGCTTACAGCCGCATCTATACGTCCAGTTGCTAAGTTTTCTGGTGTAATGTCGTAGCATAATCCACCACCTGTCATTGCCACTAATGAATTATGTGAGCCGCCTGCTAACCATGTACTTTGGTTAAGAGCTTCCCAAGCGTGCATACCTCTTATTGGCTGCAAGGCAAAATCTTGCTTTCTATCTTGCCAACCGCCAATAGGACGCAATGAACCGTCGAGCCATCTAACTAAACTACCTTCACGCCATCTGCCAGATTGCTCGTAGTCTGTGCCTATTCGGTAAAATCCAGATGGTATATCAAGTGGTACTAATGTCATGTTTACGTTTTCATAATATAGGCAAGTGCATAGTAAGGTGGTCTGTTTTCGTGTGCGCCACCACCGCCTGCATTATCGACAGATAATGTATGAGTATGTGCGCCGCCACTAGCAATGGTTACAGTGTGAGAGTGCGACCCTGCCGAAGATGTAGTGCCAGTTTGTGAGCCATTTGGGTTCCAAGTTGTCGCGTTAAAATCGATATCAATTCCTGGAACGAGAGAGCTTTGCAGGACATAACTATCAGTATAAGTATGCGTGTGCGCTCCGTCACTGCTTGTCGTTCCAGTGTGCGTGTGCGCGCCACCGCTTGCCGCCGTACCTGTATGGCTGTGAGCAGGCAGTTCGCTAGTTGCTAGTGTCACATCATTTGCACCGCCTGTCGCGCCTACGTTGTACGTTCCGCTACTGTCTGCGTCTGCGTGAACAATAAACTTACCTGTTAAGTTAGGTGTGCCGTTTGTACCATCACATAATGCCCACCCTGTCGGTATCGTTGCAATCGTACCAGACCACATAATAATGCCGCCAGTAGGCATTGCCGTGTTAACGGCTGTGTCAAGTAAATCAAAATTAGAATTGAGCGTATTTCCCCATGTTGAGTCGCTACCCCCCACAGTCGGCTTCGTTAAACCTAAATTTGTTGTCGTAGACATATTAAATTCCTTTTATTAAACTTAACGTACCATTTTTCTAAGCATCCGTCCACGTTCCTGACGCTGCGCTGTCATCCACCCATATACCTGTTGCCGCACTGTCATTAGCCCATGTGCCTTGGTCTTGCGCGTCGTCGCTCCAAATGCCATCACCTTCACAATATCCTACTAGCCAGTAACGCTTTCCTGCAAATACAACATTCGCCCCAGAAGCATTTGGGTCACGTTCGACATATGGGTTTAGTGCAGTCATTTATGCCTTAACCTATTAAGTGTATGCTGGCGTGGATGTAGCTACTATTATTTAGTACTGGCGAAACATAGCTAGGATGCCAAGCAAAAGCCAGATAATCATTAGCTGTTGCGTCAGTTACACCACTAACTATTGTGTTATTATAATCAAAATTAGTTGCATTCCTACTCCAACTATTAATTTGCCCAGTTCCATTATAAATAAGGTACAAACCCAGCCAGCTACCATCAGTCGATTTTAGGTTTACGTTACAGAAATAGTAATAACGGCCAGAGACAGGAAAAGTAAATTTACCAGTACTATTACTAAAGCAGTTTCCAATATTTGTATGGACGGTACTAAACAACAAAGGATTGTATCCCCCAAGTTGGGTTGTAGTTCCGCTATAACCGAATGCGCCAAAAGCAGGCTGATTAGGTTTTGTTACAATTCCACCATTAGTAGAACCTCCAGTAATCTTCATTCCTAGGTCACTATTATTAGCATAAAAATAAGTATCGTTTGTGGAACGCCCTATCCAAGTATATTCATTAGCTGTTGAGTTTCCATCGCGTATTTTTAAATAAGAACCTAAACTATTAGCGGCTGTGTTTTCTAATCTAAGTTGGTTTTGAGTAGTTGTGGAAATAAGCGTATCGCTATCTAATTTTACTACTCCTGCTTCGTTTGAAATATTTGTTGTTTTATTAACATTACTGCTATCACGAGACATTAATTTTACAGACGCCACCGCATTCGCAGTGTCATCGGATTGCACAACTAACTGTGTACTTGTGTCAGTATCTTTACCTAATACACGAAAATCATCGGTGCTTGAACTAACTAAATTTGCTAAGTCTCTGGCTTTAGTCATTATTTACCTCAAGATGGTTTAGTAGGCCACGTTACATCGTCTAAGCTAGTTGCGCTGTCTGTTATATCTCTAAGAGCTTGACGATAGGTTGTACGCTCAGAACTCATGTTTAGGTCACTAGACGCCCACCAATCTGTCTCAGCTAATCTACGGTTACGCTCTTCACGCAGTAGCCTCATTGGTTCTGCATTGACTAGCTCAGTCTTTTTAGCTGATACTGCCGACCAAGTTGTGCCAAAGTCGCTAGGGTTACTGCTTTCTATTGCAGAACCGTTTTCGTCTGCGCCAGTTACCTTGCGAAACATTTCGTTAAACTCTGCTTCAGAAGTAGGTTCGCCGCGCAAAACCCATTCATCAATTCCTAATTCTGTTAATGCTGTTGCTATATCTGTCATCTGTTTATCCTACTAAAAATCCGCTAAAAAATAAATAACTGTGGTCTGCTGAAGTATTACCAGCATAAAAATCTGATGCATCACTATTACTTATTTGCCCCCACAACTCTACATAATCATTTGTAGTAAATTCTCTTGTGATAGAAGTAGTTGCTGAGTCTCCTTGAGTACTATTGCTTACAAACGAAATGTCTGTTGAACCGTTTAATATTATTCTTAACTTAAATTCGGTATTGGCATCATGATAAATTTGTCCTTGCAAAGAATAAACACCGTCACAAGGGCAGACAAATCTATAATTTGATGTATCATAATGTGAACCACGATTATGCTGTGTAGCATCTAAAGGAAGTTTAGTGTTACCTGTACCACCTAAAGTTTGCCAACCAGTTGAACCATCGTAAGCTAAAAAAGATGGTTTTGTAGGAGTTATTGTTCTGCCACTGCTATCTATGGTTAAGGCAGTAGTGCCGCCAGTGTTTTGTATTTCATCAACTTTTAAAATAGAAGTCATTGGGCTATTTCCTCAACCATAAAGTATGAAGTGTAATAACCAGCTTGGTTAATACGTATGGCAACAGTTGGAGAAGCATATATTCTTCCTTGTGCTTTTATCACCCTAGCATTAGTGTTACTAGCGGCAACCGTTGCTATTTTAACTTGTCTTGCATACTGATTAGGACCAACTCCGGCACCAGCATCATTTTGAAAATACCACTCATAGTTTCCTGCAGCATTATAGTCTAAAGCGCTTCCGTCATGTATTATTCTTACTATACCACCAGCATTAGTATTTGTGCCTGAAGTATAGGCATTCATACTCCAATTAAAAGTTATATATAAAAGACTTGATGCTGACTTTGGAGTAAAAGTTATTGAAGCACCAGATATATCAGCAAAAGATTGTGTACTATTAATAGTTTCAGTACTAAATTTAGTAGATACTCTTTGAATAACATGCCCTGCAATCTGCACACCATTACCACTCGTCTTTTCGTTGATGGTGTCTACCTTTAAGATGCTCATTGGGCTATCTCCATAAGTGTCATGGATTGTGTGCTAGGCCAATTAATTCGCAACTCTCTATTACTTGGAGAATTACGTTGCACCATAGTCTTGTAAGTTACTGCACTTGTTGTCGCAGGACTATCTAAATGAAATGTACTCATTGTAGTAGCTGACTGTTGTCCACCTCTTGAAATAAGAATAGTCGTATTTTCGCTACCGTTATAAGCAAAAGTTTTTAAAACTGTAGAAGTGCCTCTGTACAATCTCCACCCTGCATATACATTATGACCATCTTGATCAGAGTCCCCAACCATAGGGTCATGTATGTTAATTAAAATTTTACTTGTTGCAAACTTTGGAGTGATTGTTGCAGTGTTTCCAGTGTTTACCCAAGTAGCAGAAGAAGAAACTACTACTTGGTTAGATTGCGTTTGATCGTCTTCAGCAACAACAGTTTGAATAACTTGCCCTGCACTCGGCACAAGCGTTCCACCACTAGCATCTAATGTCTGCCCAGACGGCACGATAATCTTATTAGCATTACTGCCTGTTGTTGGCCCCTTTAGGTTTTCTACTATTAACGTACTCATATAATCACCAAGTTTCCATTAACTGTGAGCGTTGTACCAGAGGCTACAGTCAATGGCCCTGTCGCACTAGCATTTTCTGTAGCTGTAATCTCTACGTCTGTGTTTAGCTCTTGCTCATTACATCTAAATATATCGCCTGCGCTGCTTCCAGATGTTCCGTTATCACCCTTGAACAATCCACCGCCTGCCGCGCCGCCAACTTCAAATGTCTTATACGCTATAACTTCTACAATATCAGAAGCAGAACAAGCACTAGCAAACACCACATCGGAACCATTAGTTGCCGTTACGTCCGTACCCACTTGCATTTTTATGCCATTTAAAAATACGTCAACATAGTTGGGGCTATAACCCCCTGTTGCAAAGGAAGTCTCACCGCCAACACAAGTAAAGCTATCTCGCGTTTGGGTAGCTTGGGGCGTAGAGCCTGATGTTCCGATATAGCCTGCCATTATTCTGGTGTACTCATTTCTGCGTTTCTAGCCGCCGCCGTTTTAACAACTTCTAATTCGTAGGCTTGCGTAATTTGTGCATCTTCACCTGTCGCTATAGCTACGTCATTTGCGTTGCAATGAGCTACGAGCAGAGCAATAATCTCATCTTTTGCTATTCTAGCTCTATTTGTTAAAGCATTATCTGCCCAATCTTGAACATCGGCAGCCACATACTCCATGCACTTTTGCTCGGTTGCTGTTATCGTTACTGTTATATCTGGCATAGTTTTCTCCTAACCTACTAATGCGCCACTGAATGCTGGGTATAGAATTTGGGACCCTGTGTAATTGTTTGTGCTTGAAGCGTTCACATAATCGTTTGCATTAAGCTCTATGTATATATGATGCGTTGAAAGGTAATAAACATTACCCTGACTAATTTGAATGTATGACCTAACACTTCCGTTATAATCTAAGTATGTGTAAAAATAACCAGAGCTATGCCCATAAACTTGAGCTTGTATTTGAAAATGATACAGCCCCGTAATCGGAGCGGTAAAACGTCCATTTGCTGGATTAAAATGTGACCCATTATTCATAGAATGATTTACAGAACTAGACCAAACATTAGCACTAGACCAAACCATATCACCAGTACCCATAGTGTGAGTTCTAGAACCTAAATAAGAAAACATTGGCGTTTGCGGCATTCTAACATAACCTGTTTCATGCCATCTAATTGCTTCAGTTCCACCAGATATACCAAAAGAAACGTAATCATCTGAGCCAACACCAGACGCACCTTTTAGCGCCCACTTTTCATTACCTGTTACAGTAAAGTTCATAAGTTCAGTGTTATCGGGTGCTTCTATATGAATAGGTGCAGTAGGAGCTGCTATACCAACGCCTATTCTATCATTCGTTGCATCGAGCGTAACGCCTGCGTCTAATAAATGTGCGTCAACATCTGCATCAGTATACGCACCAGACGCAGGGTCTTGTGCAAACGTAATAGCTACCACCTCATCGCCTGCTTGTGCAGCGTTTACAAGGGTTACACTTCGCCCATCTGCGGCCTCGGTATAATCTGTCGTCCTGACCAACCTAATTCCGTTATGGAATATGTGTATTTTTTCAGGCGCAAAATTTAAACCAGATAGCACAGTCGTATTAGCTGTAAACGTAAACTTCTTTCTACGTTCAGCCGCATTTTGATTGTTGTTTACTGAGCTAGTGTTTGCACCTATATAGCCTGCCATATTAGTCAGCCTCCGCTATAGTATTACCGTCTGCAACCCATTCCATAAGAGCATCCCAATGTCTGTTACCTACTTCATCTTTTGGAACCATTAGAACTTCATCATCATCCATTACCACCCTTACAGTGTTAATTACACCATCAAAATCTTGGTAATATTGTGCGCTCGCAATATTCATCTACAACTCCGCATCTAAAGTAACGCCTGCAAAACTACTGTCTGTAGGAAGCACACTGCTACTATAAAAATAAACACCACAGCATCCGTCAGTAGGCAAGCCACTTGATACATTAAAATCTATTCTAAAAGTTGGGTCTAGTGACGCATCAGTAACATACCAAGTATTACCCGAAGCAGGTTGCCAAGCTCCACTTGTATAAACTCCCATTGTGCCGCCAGAACCTACAGTGCCAGAATTAGATGGTGTTCCAACTAAACCTAATGCAGGGCGTATTCTCATTTGAGGGCCACCTACTGATGGTATTCTTATGCTGCCACCTTGGGTGCTATAACACCATCCTGCGTGAGCAGAAGAGCCTTGGTTTGTACCAGTTGATCGGCCATACACATTATAATATCTTTTACATTTATTTTCCGTTTCAGAAATATGTTCGTGTTCAAAATCTGAAGCTTTATCGCCTGCTTGTAATTGTATGCCAGTAATTTCCCAATCGTTACTGGTACTATCAGCTAAATTAACTTGCCCTGTTGCACTACCAGCATCCGTTGAAGTAGCCCAAGTAGTTTGCAAAGTTCCTGTTGTTGTATCTGAACCATTAACAAGATGAAAAAATAACTCTAAAGAACTATTATTATCATCGTCAAATTTTCCTGTTGTGTCGGCTGGAAAACTGACTGTGTATCTGTTCCAGTTAGCGTCAGGAACGGTATATGAACCAGATACATTTCTATTATTATCTCTGTCGTACAATCTTACTGTATATATGCCAGTTTTGTTCGTTTTAACATAAAATGAAAGTTGAAAACCTTTAGCGTCAGAATGTCCTTTTCTAAATCTTTGCACCATTTGGCCTTCAAATTTTGTTTGAATATAAACCTGTTCATTAGATGCTAGAGAAGTATCGGCTGTTGTTACGTCCATCTTTAATGATTTAGTAAACCCAGCTAAGTCTGAAACAGAATTTTGAGAACAAGTATATGTGCTGCCAGTATTTTGTCTATAAACATAAAATCTGTCTAATACATATTTATTATTGACATTTGTAGATGTGGTTTGGCGCTGAGCCACTAGCATTGCACCGTTAATGACAACATTCTGCCCACCACCGCCTGATGCGCCAGTTCTTGCAAGTTCAACTAACTCATTCTGCTTGCTCATGTTTGCTCCAACACACTCACGATTACATCAACGCTTTCATCCGTATCACTTTCTATTGTGATAGTGTTGCCTGCTTGAAGAATAACTTTTCCATCAAGCACTGACAAGGCCGCGCCACTTGGTAAAGGTACATCTTTAACCAAATGAACATATGCAGCCTTGACAGATATTTTTACTTGAGCGGTATGCACATTGGCTAAATTACATCCAATAACCACTGAAGTCGTACCTTGCGGCACTTGGTAGACAGTTTCTTCAGACTTGCCTACATTAGCTGCCGTGTAGTTTTTAAACGTATTAGCCATATGTGCTTACCTCTTACTTAGATGTCGTCAAGCAAAGCGCAAACAACACACTCAACAGTAGATGCTGACGAAATTGCATGAACATCTGCCACAGTTGTATTCGGCAAACGTGCCGCAAAACTTTCGTTTGGCCCTAAAACAATGGCATCAGTCGAAGCTGAAGTTACCGCCGCACCATCAAAAATAACATAAATAGAGCCGCCGTTTCCATCAACATTCTTGATGTATAGAAACTTAACTTTATCTGTGCCTGCAACGGCTGTTGGCGCTGTAGAGCTATCTACAGCGGTATAGTCTGTAAAAGACCCTGCCATAAGGTCAGAGCTTGTGTTATCTACTGAAGATAGCTTGTAATACCATTTGTCGTTTGCGTCTTCAGGTGTGACAGTCATTGTTGCTGAGAATGTTTTTGCAATCTCGTCTGGAAGGACTGTAACTTCCATTGTAGCTTTCGCTGCGTCAGCCATGATTTTCTCCTTTTCGTTTAACCCAAGGCTATACTGAATGCCAATGCCTCGCCTGCCCTATCGACATCGAGGTTTGACCTAGTTGTTTCTGCATCTGTTACGCTTAACGCACCAGTTACAGTTACATCGCCAACAGAGTTAATACCGCCGCCTGACGTTATCGCACCTGTTGAACTGATAGCCCCACCAGAGATGGAACCATTTGCTGCTATGCTATCAGAAGTTACGCTTCCAGTAGCAATAACATTACTTCCAGACGTAATATCGCCTGTTGTTGTCACTGTGGTAGCCGATATATGACCACCACTAATATTTCCTGTTGAGGTAACAGATGTTGCTGAAACATTGCTTACAGACATATCTCCGCTTGCCGTTACATTACCTGTTACCGATACATCGCCAGTTGACGTAAGCCCTGCGCTTGTTACCGCACCACTAGCTGTAATTAATCCTGTTATAACTGAGCCTGCCGTTAGAGCATTTGTTACAGTCATACTATCAACAGTCAAAGCGCCTGTTACGCCTAGACTAGCTGTAGTAAAGCCACCAGTAACAGTAAGACCACCATTGATGGTTACGCCATCTGTCGTTGTTTCTAACTTTTTGCTATTATTAAAAAATAACTCAACAGCGCCATTCTCATCCATTGTAATAAATGTTGGGCTTGTTGGGTCTACCGCACCTAGCGTAATGTTGTCACCGCGAATATACAATTCGCCAGTGTTATTCTTAATATAACCATCGTTGCCAGTCGTTGTGTGATAAATTTGTAAATCAGTATTATTACCAAAGTTTACAATGGCGTCATCATTTACTGTACCGCCAGTAGCACCAATTTTACCTGTGTTTAAGTTCTCAAAGTTAGCGTCAACTTCATCGTGTGTAAGAGGAGCGCCCTTAGTTGCACGTTTTACGATAGTTACCATTAGTACGCCTCTATCTTCATGCTCATGCCGGATCCACTAGTTTTAGATCTCTGGCTTTCCTGATTAGCGCCGTCTACAGCATTTTTATACAAGCCAGCCCACACCTGTATTCTTGGGTCTTCTGCTAGGTAAGGTGCACTGTGGCTAAGGCTGCCGTACAAATATATATCTGGGTGATTAGTTAAAATATTATTAGTCGTCGTACTTGAACTTAAAGTTGGAACTTTTGCATAGTAATACATTTCTAAATCATAATTAACATTAGGCGTCGGGAATAATTCTATTTCGCTTTGTGTTAATGCATAAAATAATGGCTTATTTGCCACGTCTTGAGAAGCAGCTCGTTTCTTTTGCATTTCAAATAGACCTATGAGCTCCAAAGGATTGTGGCTAGTTCCTTCTAAATGCAATCTAATGGGCTCCACAAAGTCTGTGGGTAAGACACTGTATCTAGAATTGATTGTAGCCGTAGCTCTGTTTTCCATAAGTCTGTGCCGCAAATTTCTGTTAATATCTGCTTCAGCTAAACTTATAAATGTCGGGATAACCGCCGTTAAATCACTTCTGTTAAGAAAATCAGCGATTGTATTTTTTAGATCAGTGTAATTTGCTATACTCACAGTGTGCCTGCCCTTGTTCTAAAAACTCTATTATCGCCATCATTTAACCACTTACGTAAAGCCTTAGGATCATCAACGATGCCCTGACGCTTTAATTCATAATACACGGAAAGTGGAATAGATGCTACCTTATTTACATCTCTATATTTATTGGGTGTTTCGTTGTACTCTCTTTTATTTCTATTAGCTATTTCTGTAACGTCTTGAATAGTCTCAAGCATATACTCACCCTTATCTGTAACGTGCCAGTAGGTGGTTGTCCCCATCATAGGATCTCTATCAAATAAACGTCTTTGACCCATAAGTTTCCCCTGAGTTAAAGTAGGGCGACTTGCGCCGCCCTAACTATTATTATGTAGTTAAGTCTGCACAGATTGCGTGTGCAGCTTCGTTTGAAACTTTCAAACCAGCTTCGACTAAGATCATTGACTTCTCAGCGTCACCAGTTTTTGCAAGCTCAACCTGTTGGATCGGACGTAGGTAAGCTACTGACGCATATTCTGGGTCTAGTAACCATCCGTCACGCTCACGCTGGAACCTGTTTGGAACCACATTTAATGTACCAAAATCAGATAGATAGACGTCAGCCGCTCCGATAATTGTGGTTGGGCTATCAGATGGAGCTTGGTAGCGTTGCGCTGCAACACCAGCAAAACCTGATACTGTCTGCTTGTTAACCGGACCAACCATTAAGATTGAAGGCTCACCACCAGACACGAATGCTTGCTGCATTGCATCTTTTAAGATGGTTTCTGTGAATGCACGCTGAGTACCATCTGTACGAGCTGTTGTACCGTCACCGGTTGTTAAACCGCCGCCTGTACCGACATTCTCGTTAGTTGCAATCCAAGCACCTAAGCCACCAGTTTCACGAGCTGTCGCCGCTGCACCTGCTACGCTTGCATTATTCAGAAGCATTGTAGCCTCTAAGTCTCTGCGAATTTCTTTTCCGCGCTTAGCTAGTTGGTAACTTAATTCGTTGGTGCGGCCGGCAGTATCTTGGTCTGCAAGGTTGTCTGCAACGATTGTGGTTCTACGCAAGATCTGTGTGTAGTTACCTTTTCGAGTAGTCGCCGCTGTTGCGTCGAATGCTGTCACATCGTCGCCGTCAATCTGCGCCGTAGTCTGAACGGCTGAAAGACTATCTTCCTGCCACTCGAAGTAAGTGTTGGTCACATTTTCTGAACCAACATTAGAAATGAAGGGCGTTTGTTCGGGCGAAATATTTTGGATAATATTCGATAATTCTTCTCGAATACCAACCGCCGAATAGCCGGTAAATGTGTTTGCTACAATAGCCATTATGGCCTCCTATTACTTAGTAACGTGTTAATTGCAGCCGCTGCGTCTTGCACACGGCCAGTTTGTTTTACGCGCTGAAGCGCTTGTGTGTGTGCCGCTTTCGGTTTAGGTTGTGAGTTTCGAGAACCAGTTTTAAGTGTCTTGGACTTCGGCTTAGGCTTAGTCTTTGCCTTAATTGCGCGAGTTTGTCCTCGATCATATAACATGGCTTTTCGAGCTAACTTTACGAGCGAAGCATTTGCTAGTCCACTTACGTCTTCTTCTGTAAAACCTTCGTTTAACAAAAAATCACGTAACTCTGTAGCTTCCTTCTTGGCGACTTTAGTATCGCGCCATTCAGGTATGAGGTCAGGCAAGATCTGTCTTTGTTCATCAACGTATCGAGCGTGCATTTGCGCGTTCCTCTCTTCGTTAATTCTACTCATTCTTTCTTGCTCTTGGCGTACAGCTTCCAGTTGACCTTTACGTTCTTCCTTCTGCTTATTCCATTGACGCTCTGCTTTCGCTGCCATCACGGGGTCTGTGTCGTACAGTTTATCCCAATCTGGCTCCTGTTCCGCTGGTTGGTTCAACCGCTCTTCCAAAGCTGGAAGTAGTTGAGCATATTGAGCACGTTCACGCTCGACTTCTTCGAATTGAGCTTGCATATTACGTTTTGCGTCAGCTAACTCTTGCGTCTTACGTGTGTAATCTCTCTGTCTTAGGTTTCCACGTCGGAGCTCTTCAACTGTAATCTCTTCACCGTCTACCTCCACAGTATGTGCAAGTATGTCAAAAGATTGGTCTTCAAGTTCTTCAGCTTCCTCTTCGACTTCAAGTTCGCCTTCCGGCTCAGCTTCTTCTAAAGAAACTTCCTCTTCAGGCATTTCGGCTTCTTCGACAACTTCTTCTTGTGTCTCTTCGGCCTCAAGCGCGTTCGGCTCCGTTACGTTATCCTCTTGGGGCGTAAGTAGTTGCCTAATTGCATTTTGTGCTGATTGCAGATCATTCCCTTGTGGGTTGTTGACTTCTGACATCAAATTATCTCCTATTATGCGACTATTTTGCTTTTATTTCAATACTCGCGTTATCAATCATTGCACGCAGTGCCTGCCTGACGGCTTCAACACCACGCAATTTCATATAAATAGCCTCACGGCCATCCTTATCGCCAATGTCAGTTAATTCAAACTGCAAGTGGCAATCCCCTTTTATTTCATCAAGCATTCTATTGAAGTCGGCGTCATCGAGTAAGCGCTCAGCATACCGGCCGTCGTCAATAATTTGTTGCTTACTCTTCGTCATCTATAGACCCTTTAATTATGTCAGCCTGAGATTTCATCACTTCTCTGTTAATAGCTAAATCAGATCTAATCTTTTCGACGTTAAGTTGTGTGCCATATTTAGCTTGCATTTCTTCAGCTTTTACAAACAGATCTGCATCCAGCTCGTCACGCTTACGATCATCTTCCATAATCATTTTCTCACGTTCTAACTGTAGCTCAGCCGCTTTCTTTTGTATGTCTGCCTGTATTTGCTGTATTTGAACCGCGATAAGTTGCTCGTTAATGTCTGGCTTCTCTTCTTGCTGTGGAGGCTGAAACTGGGCTGGGTCACTCCAGAACTGTGACGTGTCTTTAAAACCAGCTAACTCAGTCATAGCTTTTAATGTGTTTGCCAACTTATTTATATCAGTAAGTGGGTTGACAGCGCCCATAGTTTGCATTGCTTCTTTCTGCATTTCGCCAATCTGGCGCAACATCATCATGCGCTCGCTATCTGAACCACGGCCAAGCGCCACGTTTATAGATACATCCATGTTGGAATTCCATACACGAGGATCGATTGGCACAAATTCATTTGTAAGGCGAACCATCCTAGGGGCGTCTTGGTGCGTGGTTATTAAGTATAAAACAATTTGATACAGGCGCTTCATGCCTGTCTCAGCAAAAATTCTAGCAATCATTTCTATGTGTTGTTGCGCCGCCGTAACGGTAGCGTTTACGGCTGCCGCTGTAGAAGACTGTAAAGCTGAAGCATCTAAGCCGGCAGATGCTTTAGATATGCCTGTACGTGCCTCTTTGACTTCGTCCATATATTGTAAAACTGGGAATGCCTGTTGGCCAACAAACGGCATAGAAAGTGGCTGAACCTGACCGGCGCTTCTTTGCCTGATTATAGCGCCTACCTCAGTTGATAAAACGTCGTCTAAATTTACCATGCCTTCAGTCACGGCAACCCGTGGGTGAATAGACATAGCTAAGCTATCTAACGTGTTACGCATAATGTTAGACTTAATGCGCTGGACGTCGGCTACGGCGTCAGCGATTGACATACCGTAAAAGTCGTGGGCTTCTGGATCTGGGCAAAACGACGCAAACGGGGCCATGCCGCAAGGCTCGTTAGCTAAAATTTTATTACCGTCGCCGGCTGTGCATATCTTTCTGAGCTCTGCAATGCCATCCATGTCGTAATCGACTTTTATGTAATTTTCGACATATAGAACTTTTTTCATTGCGTCGTCGTCACGCTCATTCATCTCATTAGCTAAGGCTGGGTTACGTGTAGTTCTCTCGACGTTTGTATTCATGTCGTCGTGAGCTGACGCTAATGATGAAACTTCGTCGAAGTCATAGCCCATAGACACAAGCTCAGATACTGTGACAATACGCCGGTGTGCTACATAGTCACTTTGCTCGATAGACTTTGCTTCACGTGAAATGAGAAACTCTTCACATGGTACAGCTTCTAATTTTACACGTCCGTCTGGGTGCGTGTAAGTAACTCTAACAGCGTGCATCATGGGAGATGGTAATATTTCGCCTGTATTCTGATCCATTATAGGATCGCCCATAGGCTCAGACGCAACTATTTCTACGTCGGCGGCTGGGTCAGCCATAAGAGCGTTTAGAGCGTTATCGTCTAATCCACTTAAATCGTGTGTCTCGTATTTTGTTCTGTCGTCCCAGTAACATTTTAAAATACCAACTTTACGTATTAACGCATCTTTAAAAGCTGCGTGGAGCTCCACAAAGCCATTATTATCTCTATTAATAATAAAATTTGCATACTCTGTAGCTTGTTTGGCTGCCGCTACATCTTCTGGCCCCTGAGGGGCATACTCAACTGTTCGCTCAGTAGAATTAAAAATACGCATCAAAGATGGCATAATAGCCTGTACGGTATCCCGTACGTCCATGCTGACAACTTGGCTGCGCCCGTCTTCCTCGTTACCAAACGGCTTACCCTGATAATACTCAGTAGCAGATGCTCTGACCGGAGATACCCAGTTATCCGAATAATCGATTGCGTCGTCGATCTCTTTACCAAGAATGCCTTGGAGCTCGTCGTCGTCCATTACCTCAGGATTTAATTCAGCTTCGAGGCTTTGCGCTAATTCGTTTATTTCTTTTTCCATGCTATTCACCTTCCAACTGGGATAACAAACCCATACCGGCAATGCCAGCCATTATGTTTGGGTCATATACGTCTTTAAATTTTGCAAACCGGCTTTTTATTACCGCCGGATCGTTAGCAGTTCTGTCAACTAACATGATGTTACTTATATTTTCTTTTGTAAAAGGAGTATCAATACCAACTCTACCAACTGATTTAGTCATGCCTTCTATAAGATTAATATAAGGAACATTAGTGTAGCCTTTATCTGTAAGTTCTTTTCTAAATAAATCAACGCCTGTATCTAAATCTACATTTTTTGCATCAGCATAAGCATTCATAACTTCTCTAACGCCATCTTCAGTTAAAACCGTTTTACCGTCTATGACTTCAGTCATATCAAATCTTAAATCTGGTTTAATTCCAAACTCTTCAAAATCTTTTATTTCAAATGGTTTATCTGTTCTAATTTTTAAAGGAAAAGTTTGACCTTTTACATCTTTATTAATGCTTGGGTCACTTCCTGCAAAATGTTTAAATCTATCTTCAGCTTGAGATGGGCTTCCAAGATGTACGCCTAAACGATCAAAACGACTTGGTATATAATTTAAATTTGTTGCAGATGGCGGCCTGAGCACATTACCCATCATTTCGTTTACTTTCATAAAATGAGCTGCATCTTCGTATTTAGGCATTTTATTCTCAGATTTTACTGGTTTAGTAGGTCTTGCTGACGTTTTTAAAGCTTGTTTTAATCCAAAACCACTAAGCCCAAGATCTAAACCGGCAAAGCCTGTATTTAATGCGGCGTCACTATAGTTGCCGGCTTTAAAATCTTTTCCGGCTTGGCCACCTGACATTATGCCAGCGCTTACAGGCATAATGTTAGCTAGTCCGGCGCTGTCAGCAAATCTGGATAATATATCGCCGCCGACACGTCTGCCGCCGAATAAACTTCTTGATGTATCTTTACCAATGTAAGGCGTAAGTAGGTCAGTCATGTCTTCAGAGAAAGTCGTATCTCTAGGTCTTATTTCTGGGCCAAAGCCGCCAGCTCTACGAGAAATTTCTGACACTTCATCTAGTATAGACTGAGAATAAGGTGGACGTTGTACAGGTAATCTAGCCATTATACTTTACCTTGCTAAATTTATATGTTAACACCTTGTTAAAAGGAGAGAGTAAAATGGAAGAACTAGAAACAATAAGAAACGAAATTACTGCTTTAGCATATTTGACTTGGCCTAATAAAGAAGACTTGCCAAAAGAAGCTGAGGAAGCAATAGACGATATTATGGAATTAATAAAAGACACTATTGAAGACCTCTAAGGTAACTTTCTAACAAATCAAACGTATAAGCTTCAGCTCGATCTGCACCTTCGTTCTTTAATTTATCAAAATAGGTAGATGCTTCGTCTACAAATTGTTGATCTATATTCTGGTTTAACCTTGGGTTACCCATATAAGATTTTATATCTTTTGGTAAAGCATCCATTTTACCGGCTGCAATTTTAGGTAAAGCTGTGTCCCTTGCGCCTATAATAAATGGTAATTGACCTTCAAAAGTCATACTACCAGTGCCCTCTCTTTTAGGAACAAATGCACCGTAGGATGGGTGGTCAGAACTTTTAATTATACCTGATAAAAGATCTGGTTGGCTCATTCTGTAGCCAACACTCAAAGCTTTTGAGTTTACTAGATCTGGATTAGTAACTGCAAAGCGTGCAGCGCCAACATCAGGCAAACCTAAATCTTGCATTAGGCTACTATCAAAAAATTTTATAAAAGCTGCACGTCTGCCGCCTTTTTGATTAGATAACCATTCAGCAAATTTTGTTTTATTTTTAAAACTTGGTATATCTTTTATTTTAGGAAATTTATTAGCAATAGCTTCGTCTATTAATGGAAAGCTGTTAGATCCTACAGGACTAGACTTTAACATCTCGCCATAAACTTCTGCCATATGTTTAGAAAAATCTCCTGATCTTTCACCCATAGGCATATAACTTAATACAACATCTTCGCCTCTAGCAGCGGCTTCTTTAAATGCATTTGCCTTAGATCTCATTGCTGTGGGCTCAGAGGCCCAAGATCCTCTTTTTATTTGATCCATATATTCAGGACCGCCGTAAGTTCTTACAGGGTTTTCTAATAAGCTATCATTTACTTTTTTTATTAATCTATCGTTAGAAGTTCTATCTCCAGCGGCAAAATACATTGTTTTACCCTGTAAGTCAGAAGGGCTAACAGTTTTAGGTTTTATTAAATTACCAAGTAAATCACCTTCAACATTATAATTAAATGGAGCAGTTCTATGTTTATTTATAGAATAACCAGAATAAAGAGCTGAGTCTTTTAGTCTGCTAGTGTCTAATCTGGGTTTTTTAAAATAGTTAGAGCCCTTCATAGTAAAACGTAGTAAGTCTAATAAGTCTAAAGGATTAGCCATCTAACACTTCCACCTACGTCTAGCAGCTTTTCCACGCTCACCCGTCCAGCCACGGCTGCGCGCACAAAAACTTTTCTTTCTAGCTTTATCTTTTTTAGTCTTAGGGTTTGGAGCCGGCGCTTTAAGGTTCGAACCCGTAGCCCGATTATATTTGGCACGCCCCTTAGCTGTTAAGCCGCCCCCACGCTTAACAGAAAGTTTCTCTCCACGGCCAACTGATAAACTGGGGCCCTTCTTACGCTTCGATGGCATTACTTTTTCTTCTTGGCTGTTTTGGCGGCTTGTTTAAATGCTTTGTTAGTTGGTGCACCCTTTGCACCTTTCTTACGCATTTTCTCCGGTGTTTTGCCGGCTGCCTTCTGACGTTTGATACGTTCACGTTTAGCATGGATATTGGCATAGAGGCCGCGCTTTTTAGGCATTACTTTTTACCTTTCTTCTTGTAGGTCATTTTCTTACCTGTTTTCTTAGCAGCTTTCTTTGCCGCTGCCATACCTTTTTTAGAATAGGAATAGTGCTTACCGCCAACTTTAGGCATAATAATCCTCCAAATAAGTTTACCCCATAATACAGCATTTTAACATAAAAGGAACCCCGTGCGTGAGGGGAGGGCTACGCACGGGGGAGCTGAGGAAAAAAGCTCTCGCGGTAAAACTAAAAAAACCGCTAACCTATTGTCTCATTTTTGGCGCAAGTTTTCAATTTTAGTTTTTGTAAGTTATAAAGTCTGTCACCAACAGGAGTAATGAATGCCGTATAAAGATAAAGAGCGGCGTAAGACTTACAACAGGTCTTACGGTATGAAATGGTATCTGGAAAATAGGGAGAAGGTTTTGCAGAGCACTAGAGAAAACGTCAAAAGACATAGAGAAAAATGGTGGGAATTTAAGTCAACACTAAAATGCGAAAAATGTGGTTTTTCTCATCCGGCAGCTATCGACTTCCACCACCCAGAAGCAAAAGGCGACACAAAAGTCAGTAAATATATATCTCATAAGCAGTGGAAACGTGCGTATGAGGAAGCTGCTAAATGCCAGATATTGTGTGCAAACTGTCATCGCATTTTTCATTACGAAGAAAAAAAATAAAAATAATTTGTAAGTCATTGATTTTATTTAAAACTTTTTTTGCAATTTAGTGCATTATTTTACCCTGTTCACTTGACGTTAACAAAATAATAACTATATTAATACTATAAGTTAATTTTTTAAAAGGATTTAAAATATGCGTTTATACAAAAGCAGTAATGGTCAGTGGTTTGGAACACAGAGGGACGCTCAACGAGGCGCTCCTCGCGATTGGACTGAGGTTGACGTGCCTACATCTAAGCAGGATCTAATTAACTGGCTGTGTGCTAATAAAGTCGGAGGTGGATACAACAAGCCGGAAGATAGTGTCGCTGGTCAATATGAGCCAGAGGCTACTTCTGAATTACTAACATCCGATACATATAGCTGGGCTAGATGGGCTTTGGATAAATTAGTATCTGGTCAAAAATCAGAAGCTGAGGAAATGCTCAAACTTATTCTTAAAGAGCAAAAATTGCGTTTACAACTATCAGGAGCCATGACTTCAGACGGGTTCCTTGTGAGGGAGAAATAAAATGGCAAATCTTAAAATCAAATCAGTTAACCAAGGCCCACGGGGTGACCGTAACCGCTACTGTGGTCCGTCAGCAATTAGTTGCATCACCGGCATGACTACCGGTGAAGCTGCTAGGCTAATACGTCACGTCGGTGGCCGTAAGTCAGTCAAAGGCTCTTACAACTGGGAAGTGCGTCAAGCTCTTCAGTATTGCGGCATCAAAAGTACGCCAATGACTTTCGGTCTAAACTTACACCGCCGCACTGGGCCCACGCTGGCCGGCTGGCTCAAGGCTACCGTTAAGGAGCGCACAGCTAATCGTGTTTTCCTAATCGTGGCTGGCTGGCACTACCAGCTAGTTCAAGGCCGACGCATCGTGTGCGGCATACTGTGGGACCCAACATCCATACGAGGCAAGCGCGTGAAGCGACGGGCTCGTGTGTCTCACGTGTGGGAGCTTACAGCCGAAGGTAAGGTCACCATACCGTCTGAGGCTAGGAAGCCTAAGAGCGGTTATAATTCTGACCGGTCAAAGGCTCAGAGGCTGGCTGCACAGCTCGGCATAAAAATAGAAATAGAAAGGTTCTATGATTATGACGGTATGGTATCTCAGTATTGGATCGGCGACTACGACGATAAGTATGACGACGGCAGCGACGTAGACTTTTCTCAAGATGGTATTATCGACGGCCATTGCTCATACGATTGGTGTGAGGTTTATGGCAAGCTCGAAGAGATCAAAGATTGGAGGGAATCTCAATGAAAAAGAAGGGCAACATAAAAGGCTACGCAGATGTAGTTGATAGCTCCTTAAACCTTTCTCAGTTCGGACATAGTTTCTGTCTATCTGGGCGAGGCCACGGGAGGAAAAACAGAGTTCTAAGGGGCTCGACAAACAGAGCTGCCAGACGTGCAGAGGCAGCGTCTAAACGTAAGGGGGTAAAGTAATGGCTTATGCTTTGTTTGTTAACAACGGCGACGAGTGGGAGCTCGTCGCCAAAAATAAGAAAAAGAAAAATTTACAATTTCATTTTTATTATGATTATAATGGATACAAGCACCCAAAATTTAAAAGATACTATAATAAAAGTGATGGTAGAATTATCGAAACTGACGGGTCAGATAAAGAAATAAATGAGGCAATACAAAAACTTAATAAAAAAAATAACACCGACCCGTAAATTTTAATATTTTGTGTGGTAAGATAAAATTAGTCATAGGGAGATTTTGAAATGACCACAAGTAAAGCTAATAAACACTTCACGCCTATTAACGGTAACGCAGCAAGAGTAGTGTTATCGAAGGGTGTACACTTCAAGCCTAAGAGGCAGTTTAGAAACGTCTATAAGGACCCAATTTATTTTCGTAAGGTAGACCCGTTTGCAGTGGGCTCAGAGAAAAAACTCTATAAGGAAATGGTTGGCAAACAATTCGGACGCATAACAGTTCTAGGCAGAGACTTAAAAGCAAAGAAAAATTGCAACGGTACAATGTGGGTTTGCAAATGTGCGTGCGGAAATTTTTTGATGCTAAGATCAAAACGAATTAGAAAAGGTGAAAGTCAGGACAGGTGCAACGAGTGCCTGTACATACAAGAACTGCGAAATAGAAAATAATTATGTTTTTTAATAAAATAAAACCGATTGTCTTAAATGTTTATATGCCTGAAGAGCTTGAGGGGTATGACGTTGTTTGCAAAACAGGCAACGATAAAAAACCTTTCATGAGGCCAAATAAAAATAAG